GTGGCATAAGGCTGGCCGTCCATAGCTTCACAAGGTAAGCCAGCCGGAATAAGTCTTGCGGCAACTGCGCCAGCCGTTCGCGCCGAGTAAGCGATTTTTAAGACCGAGAAGCGTCTATACCAATCCGCAATATCGTTGGCGACTAATTTATCACTTAGATATCCCGGGTTACTCCAAGTCTGTAATAGTTGAACTTGGAATCGGTCTTTGTCGATTCGCTGACTTGCGACCAGCGCAGCTTGCCGTCTATCAGGGGAGAGATCAAGCGCCAGCCAAGTATCAGCGGACTCGTTCAAGCGCAGACCCTCGACCGCGCAAGCTGCCCATTGAGACGGATGAATGACTGGGTTGATCGTTGAAACCCATTGGCATAGCACTTCCGTCCGAACGATATCTTCAGGGTCATTTAAGACCGCTCGGATATTGTCCGGATGGATAGTGTGTCCGAGTGAGGGGTTTGCCTGAGCAACACCTTCCCAAAATGTTGCCGAGCCATCGAATTTAATCTCAGGCGGCGCAGACCATTCCCACCAGCCTAAACTTAGGTCATCGGACATAATTGAAGCAAGAGCCCGTTCTCGCATTTTGTTTAGGACAATTGAGTGCTGATCTCCGGCGTTGGATAGTAAGAAGGCTTGAGGATTGGGTGAGGCCATCTGTGTAAAACGCAACGATGACCAGACATCTTCATCGTGATATTCGCGAGCCTCGTCAAGCCATATCGTATCCGGCGCTGCGATTCCTCGAGTTGCTGAGTTTGATGCTCTAACTAGGTATCTTCGACCGCCGGTAAATTGTAATTCCTGAAATCCTCGCGCTTCCAGCTTCTTAGTTAATTGAGATTCTAATTCCGGATGCTCTTGAATAATGCCGTAGATTTTGTAAAAGATTTCAGCTGAGGTTGTTAATTTGTGAGCGGTATGGACTTGTAATTTCTGCTCTAATCCAAAGATTCGCCATAGGATCTGCCAAGCCATCCAAGTAGATTTACCATTTTGACGGGCTATTAGGATGCCATTTACGGGCGTCTGGAATCTGCCATCAGGCTTAAGTCTAAGGACTTGCTCGCTAAGCCATTCCTGCCAGGGTAATAAATTCTGACCAAATTTGGCACAAAATTCGACAAATTCAAGCCCTTTGCTCGGGTTTTCGGTTAGTTTTGTGTGAATTCGGGGTTTTACCACACCTCGGTAAGCCGAACCAGCCCGAAGTGAAACAAGCTCGGCCGAATCGTTCTCGATTAATTCCAATTCAAGCATAATGGCGTTTCGTCGAGTTTTTCCCGGGTAAAAAATTCCCGATGGGGGTCGTGGGTGAACTGGGCGCTCTCAAAAAAGGGTGGGGAGCTATGCGATCCCGCTTTCCGCTATTACATTTGAGGCAGCAGCTTAATAAGTTATCTTCGGATGATATTCCACCCTTACTAATGGGAATTATATGATCCACAGTATTAGCTTCTTGTCCGCAGTAATAGCAGGTGTAACCATCGCGTATTAGCACCTTTTCCCTTAACTTCTTATAGTGCGTCTTATCGTATTCCCTACTCAATGCCAGCCCTTACGATTCATATGATTAAGCGCTTTACAAGCTGAGCCATCATAGCGATGATCTAGGTAGCGCATATGCCAACGCACTTGTTTTCTTGGCTTAAGTGTGCGCACATTGTCATTACGCATTTGAGCTAAACCATAATGGCTACCATTGCGAGCATTCGGATCGAAGCGACTCTCCCGCCATATTAACTCGACCCAACATTGGGCTTCTTGTAAATCACCTAAGTGATTCATCGCAACTAAAGCCCAGTCTTGTTGATAGCGTTTAAGAGGATAAGCATTTGCGTTAGTTATATTTATTGTATTTATTCCGAGGCCTAGCATTAACGATAGGCATAGCCCGCCCCATAACGCTCTGCGACGGGCTGCCTTCGGGCCCCGCCTCGCAGGGAGTGTAACATCCTTGTCAAGTTTATTCACAAAAGCGCAGGTCAGAAAGCGTTTTATCATTCAAGCTCCAATACTTTTCTCGCATCAATGGCATTACCAACTATCGCACTTCTTAGCGTTTCCCTTCCATCACCAGCGAACTTTGTAGTCAAGTAAGGGCTAGATTCTGATCCAACCGCCCAATCAATTACCTCACCATTTGGCCCAACAATTAAATCATCCACATATTTTAGCTTTTCTAAGATTGATTCAACTGTCGATGGTCTTACGCTCTCAATAATCTCTTGTGGCATATTCTCCTTAACCCAAGCTAGAAACTTCCTATCTGAGGTGATTTCCCACTTGAATTTAGGCTTAGTAGTCATTATGTAAGCAACTGTCTCATCGCCTAATTCAGCCTTTACTCGATCAGCTCCTATGCTGTCCATTTCCTCTTGGAGTTCGGCTCTTAGGCGGTCTTTTGCCTTCTTTGCCTCGTCCGCTATTAGGCTTACTGCCGCCAGCTTCAGGCTCTTGTCTTTTATGCTCATTTCTTTTCCTCTCCCGATATAGTCTCATTTCCAATGACTCTAGGCTTATCCCACAATCTTTGGCAATAAATTCCTTACTAAATCCCCACTCAAGCAGCTGGTGGATATATCTGAGTGAGTGGGGTTTGCTCATAAATAATCTTTCGCTTGATTACCTAGATATTGAGTATATGCCGGTGGAATGGCCTCAACCAATTCACCCCATATCATCCAATCGATACCCATAGCGTCTTTTGCCTCATCCATAGACTTAGCAGTTCGCCCGCCATTAGGTATCTCATCTCTCATAGATCCATATATGCCAACCGGCCTTCCTTGTGCCTTATGATCGCACTCAGAGCCTTTTAATGGCATATTGGATTCGAATAGTCTGTGCCTTCTAACCTTCAGGCCAAAAGATGATCCGCAAAGCCTTACTGGGTCCATCAATGGCGCTCCGACCACATTCTCGATTATGTAAGGCTTTCCGGACTCAATTAGCAACTTCCTAGTTGGCTCAATAAAATCCAATTTATCTGACTTCTTGCCTTGAGCGTTGCGAAGATGCCGAGTGGCACTAAACAACTGGCAAGGTGGAGAAGAATGAATTAAATCATAAGGTTCTAAATCTTCAGGCGTTAGTTCAAGGACTGATTTCTGAATGTATTGGAATGGATATCTCTTACCTTTCTTGATATCTATGCCAACAACTTCGAATCCTGCGAGTTGGTAGCCCTTTGAAGCACCACCAGCCCCGCAGAATAGATCTAGGACTTTGAAGCCCATCCATCCCCCTTAAAGATTATGGCTGGAGTAGTAAATTGTTTCTCCATAGGTATTTGGCAGGGCTGACACCACATTGTTGCGTTTGAATAGACGCTGAATGTCTGCTCGATGGTTATTTGACAATTAGGGCACTTAAACTCATAGGTCGGCAATTGGCATCCTCAAATCTGTGTGTCCAGTAAATACCTTACGGGTAATTGTCTCAGACCCAGCAGCTATTCGGCATATTCGGCATCTAGCCGACTTCATCTTCCAATTGCCACATTCATCGCAGCGAGCAATATCATCTTCTTTACTAGCTACCCGCTCGGATGGATAGATAATCCGCATTTCAAAGCATCGCTGGCATTCAACCAGCCATACTTCCAGCGGACTATCCGGCACATCTTGGCACTCATAAGTCCTCACTAGCCGATGGGCAGTTGACGCTTTACAAGCCGAGCATTTGAACGGATGGATATCTAAATTCACTTCTTAAACACCCATTTACCATCTGAGTCAATCTTCATCCATTTAGCGGGACATTGAGCATCGCGGTCTCTTGATGGGCATACCCAGCCTCGATATTCGTTGCCATCCTTAACGCCATTCTTGAGCACCATAGCGCCGTGATTACATATCGGCACTTCATCAGCTATCTCAGCGCCTAGCTGTTCCACTAGGTAATCGATATTGTGATGAATTGGCGCTGGATCATCAGGGCGCTGTTCGGATACGAATTCGGCTAACTTCTTGCTTGTCGTTTCGATTGGCTTGCTGTGTGACTGGTATGGCTTTGGATTCGGTTTAGCAAGATATCCGCCAAAGTTAAGAGCTCTACCAAGAGCGCCCGTTTCCGCAAGTTCCAGAGCGTATTGCTTCGACTTAGACTCCGACGATAAACCCGTAGCAAAAGGATTCGGGTCAGCTTCAGTTCGATATAGCTCAACTTTGACGATATAGACATCGCACTCCTTTACTAGCGATTCGGCTAAACAATGGGTCTTTATTCTGTAATCAGG